CTTACTTGGCGATGACGTCGAACGAGCGCAACGCGGCGAGCGCCTTGTTCACGGCAACGACGATGGCAGCAGCGTCCGCCGCCGCATCCAAGTCCGCGATGGCCGCGGCCGCGGCGGGCTTGCCCGTAATGTTCGCCCATGTCGGGGCGGCGGGAATGGTGGGCTTGTTCGTCAGATCCGTGTAGGAGCCGCCGAAGCTGGAGGTTCCCGCACCGATGGCTTTTCTGACCGCAGCGGCGTCGGACGCCTTCAGCACCGTTCTGCCGATGTCGGTCGCCCCTTCCAACGTGTCCACGCTCGTCGTCGCGGATCCGGTGAAATCGGTGCCGTCCGGGTTCACCAGACGCACAGGCTCGGCAAGCACGGGCACCCCATTCTCGCTGGTCTGCACGATAAGCGTCTTGACTGGTGTCACGGGCATCACTTCACCGCCTTCACGCTACGGGAGCGAGTGTTGGCGGTCTTCAATACGGCGAGCGCCTTGGGGTCGAGGATCGCGTAGCTGAACACGGCTTCGAAACGGTAGGCCACCTGATTGGATCCGGCCAAGTCCACGCCGGTGTTGTCGGGGTCGCCGTATGGGATGACTTCGGCGGTGATCGGACGCGCCAAACGCCAGCGGATCGTGGTGAAATCACCCATGAACGCGAGCACGCCGGTCGGGTCGGTCGCGTATTCGCCTTCGACGGTGATGCTGGTGGAGGCGGGGATCCCGTCGAGGGTTCCCGCGTTCAGGCTCAGCGGAATCTCCGGGAACAGACGGCTGCCGGTGACGGAGACGCGCAGCTTACGCAACGTGTTGGCGAACGTGCGCGACAGGGCGACACCATTGATGTTGTACTTGAGCAGCTGATCGGTCAACGCGTCGAGGTTGGCGAGCGCATCGTCGACGGCGGTCACTTGGGTGGCGTCGCCGGACAACGGCGTGTAGCCGTCGAGCAGACTCCCGGATGCGGGGTTGACGGCGCGGTAGACGACGTAATCGAGCGCTTCGCCCAAGGCCGCGGCTTGATCGGCTTGGATCGCGTCGAGGATCTGCAACTGGTCGTCTTCATCCGCCCACTGGAGCTGCTTCGAGACTCGGGTGGTGCATTGGACAGTGAACCGTTTGCCTTCCTTGGGGATGATGGGCTGCTCGTAGCCGCCCTTCTTCGCGCCCTCGGCCACGACCTCGGCGCGTGCCTTGCCATTGAACACGTTGTACTTGTCGTCAAGGAATCCAAGCCTGTCCGCCGGACTCAGTGTGGCGATGGTGCTGGTGTCATGCGCCTTGCCCACGACGGCGAAGCTGACGTCGGTGGGTAGGATCACCTGATTGGTCTGTAATGCTGCCATATTGGATATGCCTTCCTATGGTTGGTTAGTGTCGAACAGTTGCTTGAGCAGCAGCGAGTTCGGATTGTCTGTGCCGGTTTTCGTTTTCGGGGTGCCGGCAGGGTTGGGAACGGCGGGTGCCGTGGGTTTGCCGACCGTGGACAGGTAGGTTTTCAACGCTTCAGCGTGTGCGTTGATGTCCTCTTCGCTCGTGCCCCGGATCAGATCGACGGGAACGCCGGTCGCCTTGGCGGCCTTGTTCTTCCAATCGAGTTGTGCTTGGGCGGTTTTCATGTCGGCGAGAGCCTTTTCAGCGGCTTCGGCGCGTTTGGTGAGTTTCTCCGTTTCGGAGAGTTTCGCATCCTCCAACGCCTTGAGCCTGTTCGCGGCGTCGCTGTTGGCTTTGGCACGGTTTTCCCATTCGCGGGAATGCTTCATCGCGTCATGATATTTGGCCTCCCAATCCACGTGTTCGCCGGCGTCACCCGTTCCGGGATCCGTCGACGGTTCACCGCCGCCGGTGTCGGCCGGCGGGATGTCGATCATGCGAAGGTGTTTAGGGTATCGTGTCGGCCACGGTTTGAACATGGTTGTCATCTCCGATCGGCCCGTTTTAGGGCATGAATAAAGCCCCTTGCTACGGGGGCTTGGCTGGTTCTTTAGCGGATGTCTCCGTCCGTTCCTGTGAAGAGGTCGGGGTGTTGGCGTCGCATGATGGCGGCGAGACTGTTGAGATTGTTCGGGTCTCCAGGCATGTACGTGTGTGCGCGTCGTCTGCCGTTGTTCTGGGTGATGGTCACGGTGTACGGGGAGACGTTGCCGGCGGCTTCCAAGAGCTGCGGATCCGTGTGTGGGTTTTCCAGGGCGTCGCGGGCCTGACGGTACATTCGCTCGTAACGGTCGGGGTCGTAGCCTTCGATCCGGTTCGATCCTTTGTCCCATTCGGGGATGATCTCGCAATCGCAGTCCTCGTGGAATCCGTGATCCGCGCCGGCGGTTTCCGCGTTGTGGTAGATGTAGCCGCGTCCGGCGAGCATGAGGCAGAACGGGCACGTCCCCGCGCCGGACGGCACGCGGGCGTAGCCGGTACGGTAGGGGTCGCGTTGCGCGTTGTGTTGGATGGTCAGGCGTCCGGGTTGTTTCACGTTGCGGTCGAGGAACTTGTTCGCCCATCTCAAGAATTCGGTTGGATCCGCCGGCGTGCCATCGGGCTTGTCGAACAACAGTCCGGCTTTCGCCCGGATGATCCCACGTGCCGTATCATCGTCGAACTCATTGACCGGCTGCGCCTCGAACCCGCCATCGAACCACTGGTTCCAAAGCGTGTCATACCATTGGGCGGCCGCCACACCGCCGATATCACCGTACTTGCGGCACAGGGCCGGCAGCAGATCAAGCAGAATGTCACGTTGCCGTGCGGGCGGCAGCCCCTCCAATCGCATCCACAACCGGCCCAGTTCCCGCTGTGCCAATCTCACCGTCAGGCTCTGGGCCTTGCCCAATCGGGCCACGTCCGTTCGCGTCACCGTCGCCATTCGCATCTCCGTTCACCAGCATGTCGAGCACGCTACGAGCCCGGTTCCGTGTGACCTCGGTCTTCAACGAGTCGATCTCACTACTGGTCAGGCCGAGACGGCGCAAACCGATGGTGCTGTTCGCATAGGTTTCGTTCACGCCGGAGATCTTCACGTACGCGTCGGCACGCGCCGCGTCGGAGAGCTCACGGGTCGCCAGCCACACCGGCCTGACCGCCTTCAGATCATCCGGCGGCGTGGTCAGTCCGTCGCGCAGGCAGATGGTCATGCGCAGCAGACGTTCCAATTGCATGCCGAACAGGCGGTTCTGCCGGTCGGCCTCGCGGGTGAGTTTGCGTTCCGCGGCGGCCATCGCCTCGGCGGAGGTCGGATTGTCCAACGTGATGCCCAGATTGTCCACGGGAAGATTCGTCTCCGACGCCACCACCAACGCGATGGTCTTGAGCATGTCGGAGTGCGGTTGCATGCTCGCCTGACTGATCTGATGCAATTCCGGGTTATGCCCGTCGATGTCCCCGTCGATCGCGTTGATCGCGGACACCAGACTGCTCCATGTGTCTTGGTTGAACGCGTCCTCCGGAGCCCCGAGAAACCATAGTTTCGGCACGCTGTAGAACTCGGAGCTGACTTCCATGCACACCAGCGTGCGGAACCCCATATCCGTCAACGCCATCAACGGGCGCGTGATACGGGCACGCCCCAACGGGCGCGACAGTTGCGGGTCGCTGACGAACGGGATCGCGGTCGGCTCCGGCCAGTTCGTGACGATCCGTTCCGCCTCCCACCGGCCACGGCCGTTACGTGTGACCGCATACGATTTGTTCGGTAGGAACACGTTGAACGCGGTGATACGCCCCCTACTGGTCACGTCGTTGATGGTCAGCACGGCGGCAAGCCGGTTATGCCGTCCACCCCAGACGGCCGCACTGTATTCGGCGCTGCGCGGCCGTGATGATGATGCCCTCACTGTCCTTGGTGACGGTCAGGAACGCGCACCCGTGCATGTACGCGGACACGATGGCCTGCGGTATCGCCAGTTCCAACGCCATATCATCCGTCAGATCCGCAACACCGTACGGGTCGGCTCCATCGATCGTCCAACCGTCGAACACGCTCAGATCGGCGAGCACCCTGACCGCCTTGGACGGCCAGCCGACGCACGCGCTCACGCTCGCGCGGATCCGATCCGGGATCGAGATCCCGAAGTCCTTGAACCCGTAACGGGCGAAATAGTAGGAGCTGCGGATCAGATTGTACGGGTAGCGTTCACGCCACACCTTGCACAATGTGCGGATCATCGGCATGTCCTCCGGATCCACGCCCGTGATGGACGCCGCGCCCAGACTGTTCACGTCCAACGGTCATTTGACCGCCGCACTCCAAATGCCCTCATC